CCATGCCTGCCGCACCTGCCACCATGGTATGAGTACCTTGACGATAGGTGTTGGTGACATCATTCAATTGACGTTGAATATTGCCCAGAGGTTTTGAAATCTGGTCAATCAATCCAACTTGAAATCTGAGTGCTTCTGGTAACATCAACAATTCTCGACTTACTTTGCGAACGGAAGCTTGGTGGTTAACCGCTAAAGGCTTTGGCTACACCGCTAGCGGTGACGGCTTGCATGTTTTCCCAATGGTTCTTCTCTAACCAAATCGCATAAGCTAGGTTCTGATCAGTATCCGGCTCATTGGGTAGCCACTTTCGCCGCCACGCATACATTTTTTGCCTGTCGCTGCTCTCAATAGCAGCGACAAGCCCATCTATTTTTTTACCGAGATGGAAAGCTTAGGTGCGTACTCTTTAAGAACTGCGCCATAAATCTGCGTTGCCGCACCTGGGTTCTGCTGAGTCAGTTCACGCAGCGCATCTTTAGAGCCCTCGCTAACACAGCTCATCAAGAAGTTGTGGGCCGCGCTACTCGCATCACCTTGTAAGATGGTGTTTTGCGCTTCGTCGTACTCGGCTGGCGTTGGGTTGAACTCAAGATCTGTTGTACCAACGGTTAAAATAATTGGTTTTGTCATGCTGCTTCTCGCTCTTTATCTAACTTGTTTTCCAAACGGTCGAACCGTCCATTAATTGAATCTTTCAAATCGTCTACGGCTTCCCGTAGTTCATGCTTGGTGGCGTACTTTTCAGCAACATCCGCACGTTGGTTGGCTATCGCCAGCTCGTTTTTGTGAGTCCGCTGTTCGAGATCTCTGGTTGTTGCTGCGGATTTCTCGGCGCGGGTGTACACAAAACCGATCAGCGTTAATAGGAAGCCGCCCAATCCCAGCAACACACGCCAATCCTCCATTTAACCCCCTTTCGCACCACTCTTTAGACTTGCCAACATGCCAACAGGCTCTTTCCCTGCTGCAACCTGCTTATCCAAAGAACGCTTGTGAATGTTGATACCAAGCACGGCCAGCGCGACAGAAATCAAAGGAGTCAGCGCAACGATGGCGTTGATCACGTTGGCGGTTTCGGTTGGCTCAATCACCATCACAGCAAACAAGCCAAGGAACATCAGAGCCCATGAGAAACACAGCGTGTAACCCCACATTGGTCGCCATCGACGAACAAAGGGATCATTGCTGGCATATTCTGCTTGGGTCGTGGCCGCTTGTTGGGTCATTGCAAGCTTACGTTCTTCACTTTCCAATTCAGCATGTTGAAAAGCCAACTCACGCAGCTTCACCCGCTCATCAGACTCAAGTTGTTTGATTTGCAATAAAGCATCTGAGTTATTGATTAGCGCCTGTTCAATTGCTTCTGGGCTGTTTTCCACGCCAAGAGCACTTGCCACCATTCCTGCTACCGCACCCCCTGCAGGGCCACCAATTAAGGTGCCAACCAGTGGTGCAGCCGAACCAATGAGTGATTTCACTTTTTCCCACATGTTAATCAGTCCTTTAGAATTGTTAGGCTTGCTGGCTCTCCGCCAAACTCTGCCATCAGGTTGTTAAATGCAGCGGTTGAGTTCATCACTGCCCATTCACCCCCCACAAAACCAAAATCCACACCAGGCGCCAAACAACCTTGAAGCTGCTTAGGCGAATTCGCTTTGTGAATCAAAATGTGAGTTCGTAGGCTTGGCCCTTGTCGAGTCACACCAAGGTCTTTGCTTTCCAGTGCATAGCACTCACCAAACTTTGGCGATTTATGAGGAAAAAGCGTGTAGCTACCTTCTGGAATACAGGACTTAGATGGCGCGTTGTTCTGCCAAGGTCGCTCAACAACACAACAAACCTGACTACCATCTGCACGGTGTAACGTTGAATAGGTACCGTGAGGAAAGTAACGGCGCTTTAAAACAAAATGCTTCATCGCTTAAATCTCTCTATGTTGCTTTGGCACTGGGTGCAGTATTTACACCCTGGTACTTTTTGGCGGCGTTCTTCGGGTATTGAGTCGCCACATTCACCGCATTCCTGTGCGCTTTCCCGTTGTTCCATTTGCTTAGCCCTTGCCAGTTGGTTGGCAATCGCCACTTCTGTGAATTGGGTTTCAAGGCCGCTGGCATGGTCGATAACATCAGACATTACGCCCCCTGTTTATTGAGCAAAAAGCTACTGAACCAAATCTTCGGTTTCATCTGGGCGCAGGTATGGAACGCCGTTGATTTTCACAAAGTCGGGGCTAGTTACTTCGAACGGCAGTTTGTGAACCAATGCACTGCCACCATTTGAATCGGCATCAAGAAGATCAGAGATTTTGATACGACAACCGTAGGCTTCAATTTTGAGCTCATCTTTATCAATCTTGCCGTAGAACAGCGCGTCAAAATCAGGCATTCCACGCCAAGAGCCGGCTTGTTTTGCTGCCTTGCTCAACTGGTTGAATTGCTGCGTGGTAAGTTCCATTTCACCGCTTGCTTCTACATCGCCATCAACATAACCATCAGGTACACCTGAGGTTTTATTGACGGCAGAATTATCGGTAATGGATAGCGTGACTTTTTGCGCTTTGAGCTTGTAGTCACCCATTGAAAAATGCATGTTCTTGCCAGAAATACGCATGCTCATGGATTACGCCTCCGTATCTGCAGGGTTAGAGAGATCGAGCCCAATATTGACAACAATGTGTTTCGGGCAGTTATGAGGGCGAACCATTAAGCCAATGTTTACTTTGGTTTTTGTCATCCACTGAATCGACACATCTTCATCGCGTGGTGGCATGATTTCACCAGGGAACTGAATGCCGCCGATTTCAGTGGTCTTCGACATATCGCGCATGTCTTTACTAAAATAGGTGCGGTTGAGCTCAATACTTGGTGGTGTTGAGTTAAGGATTCGGTCAGCAATACGACGAATCGCTTTAATACGAACGCGGCGGTTTAGCTTGTGAACTGGGCGAACGTATTCAAGGAATTGATAGTCGCCGCCTTTCGCTTCTAGAGTAGAACCATCAGTCCAGTAGATGCCTTCCATATCCGCATACCATTGCGGTAGTGAATAACGCGCCTCGGCTAACGCTGCGATGGTGCTCATTTCTAATGGTTTACCCGCGCTATCAACAGGCATTTCACCAAGACCAAGCAAACTGCCTGTTGCAACGCGCATAGGGCTATCGGCGACAGTTACAGCACGATCACATAGGCGACCACCAAGCACACCCACGTTGTTACCATTGAGTTGCGGCACTGGTGTAACCAAATTAGCGGCAACATCTTTGACTAGGGTTAGCATGGCCGTTTCATAGTCTGACCACGTTTGTGCACCTTCACCTTCTGCCGTAATACCAGGACAAGCAGCAAGGAAGAACACCCAGCGACCAAGTTTGCTCGTGAGTTCTGTCGCCTTGTCTTGCATCGCGGTGAAGTCGGCTTTGTCTGTCACAACATCGACAATACAAACACCTTCAAAAGAGTCGGTACGGTTGGCAATGTCTACCGCTTCTTGCCAAGTTGCATCAGCCGCCAAACCAAAGATGGCACCCGTCCAGTTTTGTTTGCCATTGAGCTGCGCGGCTTTGACGTTTGCGCCTAGCGCATCATCGGCCACCACATCATCAAGATTGGTCATGTTGTTTACGCGCGTGACTTTGCCTTGCAGTTCGGCTTTGTCGGTACGCCCGATGTAGATCAGGTGGCGTTCAATTTCTGGAATCCCGCCTTGCCCTAAATTGAGGTTGTTTACCTCTACCTTTCCGGTTGCCATTGGTTGTTTCCTCGCTTATTTTCGCGTCTTGGCCTGCTCAAAGATTTTTATGAGTTGGCGGGTTACTTCGCGTTCTTTACTGCCTAATATCTGGCGTTCTGCCAATGGAATATCCCAAGCGGTGACACTAGGCTGATTGCTCAGCTCTCGGATAATTTGCCCTGCTTGGCCATGGGTAACGGTTTCCATTAACAGACGAAGGCTTGGCTTTTTCCGTCCTTTGCCGCTTTTTCTCGGTACCGTGTAACCCAGTTCCCTTAGCTTTCGCGCTTGCCCTTTACTGCAAGGCGCGGAATAGTCTGGTGTTCCCCAACGCTTTTGCATTTGGCGCTTGGTCATCTTTTGCTTTTGACCAAGATGATGCCGAGCTGCAATTTTTGCGGTGAGCTTGTTGCTCCAAGTCAGGTCGAGCATGTTGGCGTTTCGTACATAAGGGGTTAACCCTTTCGCCATGCGCCGCATCACCTTGCCGCGCTTCTTACCTTTTCTTGGTTCTAACGCTTGGCCGTGAATATCTTTTTGTTGCTGAATGCGTTTGCGTGTATTGGCTTTTTCCCAACGGCCAAGGGTTTTCAGTATCCAAACTCGCTTCTTTGGTGGCAGTGCTAACATGGCAAGCTTTTCTTGCATGTTGAGCACATCCCTCTGATTCGCATTAATTTGCGGTTTCATTCACCAACTCCGCTTCTTCTGCGGTGTAAATCTCTACGGCTTGAACTCGGTATTTGATTCCGCGCCAGGTAATCATTCCTGCCTCTGCATCTGGTACCAACTCGATAGGTTCCATCAGCTCAAGCTCTATGCTCACATCAGCCAGCTCACTGCTAATAACATCAACCGAAAGTGTTGGGTCTTCGAGCTCTTGTTCGTTGCGGTCTTCTTCATGGTCGCTTAACCAACAGGCCACAAGAGCAAGCAAACAGCGCGGGTCTAACAATCGGTGAGGAAATTCCTCTACCGAGATCACCGCGTTGTATTTCCAGTAACACGCGATGTAACCATCGTTGCCTCGGTCTTCACCACTTGGGACAATCGAGCCGTTCTCTTGCCAAGCATCAATTTTGTTATCAAGTACGTTGCTATTGAGGTGGCTAACGATGTATTCCGTTAAATGCTCAAGCTTGGTCTTGTTGTAGGCTGTATCGCTCATATCGAATCAATCCCATTGGAACTTCGGCCGAGCAACAAGCGCACATCTTGATTGCTTTGGGTGATAAAGCGTGCCTCTTGTTCTGGTTCATCTTTCGCTACGCTTTCGCCCTCTTTGCGGCGGTCTTGCGTGGCGAACTCTGGCAATAGATCAGCATGGGCCAAACCATAAACCGCGCGTTTATATGCCGCTGTTTTGGCTGCGTTTAGCTGTGGCGGAATATCGTCAACCAACAGGCTTGCAAGTCGTTGTTGGATATTCAGAGCCGCAATTCTCACGGCTGCAGCCATAGAATCGTTGTCAAAGGTGTGAGGAATACGGCGCAATTGGCGGAATTCATCGGTTGATAAATCCGGCCAGCATTCACCTGGTATGGCGGTATTTACTGCGCTGTTAACTTTTCCACCAAAGCTCATCACGATTCCTTATTTGAATAAGTGCGCCTCTAGCCACTGGGTCGACGGTATCGAGTTAGCCTATTGGCTTCTCTTACCTCACCAGCCGAGGCGCGGTGGCGTAGGAGTTTTTAAAGATTCTTGCCGTCTTTAATGGCACGAATACGCTGTTCAATTTTCTTGATTTGGGTGCCCACACCCACTTTGCAGTGCTTATTGTGAGCGTGTTGAAGTAGGGCCAATGCCTTTTCCAACGTTTCCAAATTGCCGATCGCTGTCGCTTGCGGCTGACCTTCTTCATTTCGAATCAAGTATAAACCCGCGAACTTGTACCACTTGGCGTGAACCTTCTCGTGTAAGCGCCAATCTTTCTCGACCTTCTCAAATACTTGAGAGAAGTAAGGTTCAATTGAATTACCACGTTCCGATTCGCTTTCGGCCCACTCCAAGACCTGATCAGCACAGAATGTCGGCCAATCTCGGCGGAAGTTCTCTGGTGTTGGCAAGTCTCGTTCGATTGCCTTCATGCACCAATCAATGGCGGTATCCAGCTCTTTAATGTCGAATAGCCAGATCACCAAGTTGGTAAAGATTGGGTTTTCGAACTGTTCACCGCTTTCTAAGTAGCTTTGAACATACGGCTTGTATTTCGGGACTAAGACATTGCGCTTATGCTCGACACGATCAGCAATCGCATTGAAAGAGCGCAAATGCTTGCGGTCTTCTTCGAAGTCAATCAGCTTGATATGTAGGCTGTCAGTGTCTACACCAGAATGAACTTCTGGTGCAGACTGGTTAGCTTGCATTTCAAGTAATTGCTTCCGCTGTTTTGCTAATGGGCTAACCATTTCTCACTCCATTAAACTGCAGGTTCAACAACAGTGACAGATTCGATTGCAGCAAACTTTTTAAGGTTGCCCACTGCATAGCCTTCCATACGGATATGGTTAGCTTCGAAGCGTAATTCGTCATCGTTGTTTTTCTGGCGACGCTGTTGGGTATTGGCTTGTGTAAGAACTTGAAGGTTCTTAGTGTTCGTAACCCATAGCTGGTCAGCAGGGAAAAACGGCGGTGTATAAGCCTTTTTACCTGCAATTGTTTTAGCTAGCGCTTGAGCAGCTTTATGCTCCGTTGGCGAATTCGCCGCATCAAGTAAGCGGTGCTGTTCAGCTGCTACCAAATCCGAACCAACTAGCACAACAAGATCAGGGTCTTGGCGGTGTTCTGGCGCAATGGTTGTATTGATAAGGTCTTGTGCCAACGAGTCTAGGTTCTTGTATGAGTCAGCCGCTGCACCTGTTGGGTCAAGTTTCGCTGATGCCAATACTTGGCTAGCTTTCTTCTCTTTAACAATGGTTAACCAACCTTTGTTAACGTCTTGACCTAGCGGGTTAGCGTCTGGGTCTGTTGGCGTAGCAATAGAGGTACCGTTAAAACCGACACGCAAAATATCTAAAGCAAAGATGCGAGAAATCGCATTGAGCATTAGTTTAAGCCACTCGCCTTTCTTGCCGGAGTTAGCCCATTGCGTCATGGTTTCCCACAGAATGTGAGCACCAGAATCTGTTTTCGTCAGTTCGTACGTATTACCACTTTGTCCCATTTCACGGCTAAAGCGACCTGATGACGTACGACCAGTGGAAAGACCATCGTTACCAACATCTACAACTTGGCCTTTAATTTGCTGAACGGGTAACAACGAGATCATGCCAAGGAATTCATGTGATTCTAGAATCGCTTGGCGCAATGCCGTTTCCATTGGAGGCGTAATATTGAAAGTACCGTAAGGAACTTCTAGCCCTGCAGCTTTAGCTACTGAAAGACTAAATTCGGCCAGATACTTAGTTGAAACAGCATTTAGCATTAAAATACCCCTTGCATAGTTTCACTTGCACCCGATTCACCTGGCTCTTGGCCTGGTACTTCTTGCGAAAGTGCGTTGAATTTCTTTTCTAAGCCAGACACTTGATCAACAAGTGGTTTTAGCTTTTCTTCCAGCGCTACAGAAAATTGCTCTACTGTTGCACCTTCCGGCTTAACTTCCGGCTTAACTTCCGACGCTGGCTTTGGTGATGGTTTTTGCAGGCCAAACTCTTCTACAAGTTCGCCTTTAAGTGCGCCAAATTTCTCATCAAATAGCGCTTCTAGTTGCTCTGGAGTCACGTCAATGTCCTCTGGTTCAGGCTCTACAGGTTTAATTGCTGGCAGTTCCCCACCAGTTTGAAAATGCTTTGCCAAGTCCGAGAAAAACTTAGAAATAGGATTTGTCGTAAAGCACTCTGACACGTCTAGTTCTTCAAGGTCGCTACACTCAATCTTGGTGACTTCACCTTGCTTACGTGAGAACTCAAGGCGGTCTGTTCCTGTAGATGCTGGGGAGTCAGTCACAGCTAGGCCCATTAGGTAACAGCGCCCTTCGCCCTTGTAATCTGGATTTGGTTCAATAGATGTGAATAGCTTCTGGCCGTCTTGATTAGCATCTAGCAAATATTGGTTAGGCGTAATCTTGGCGAACAAACGTAACTTGTCGTCTTTCTTCTCAGCTTTGAGTTCTTCAACAACACCCCAGTTCTTACCTTCAAACACGTTCCAATGAGAACGAGCATGCTCCGGCCAAATCATTGCTGTGTATTCAGAAGTTGAATACAGCGATGCCATGTCTTTAATCCATGCTGCTGTAATCTGGCGACCGTCTACGGTTGCGCCTTCTGTAGCAACAATTTTCCAATCACTGGTTTTACTCATGTTTGTCGTTTGCCTAGTTAATTACGTCAAATGAATCTTGGTCACGGCAAACAATACGCCTTTGACTGACTGCTTTCAGCCACTTCAATTCCTAGAAATTCGGATTTTGGCTAAATCCGAATTCATCCGAATTTTGCTTAGTCATTTGCGAGTTTTCGGGGCGTATGATGCAGCTATGGCATATTCAGATGAAATAAAAGAGGCCGCG